TAATGCTCCAGTTACATTAGAGCCTTCTATTCCTAAATCTTTTCTCCATTCAGCTGATAAATTAGCTAATACATTTTTATCTACAAATGTTTCTACAAGACCATCTGCCCATTGTAAGCAAAAATTACCATCCCAAGATTTAATAGTATCAACGAATTGAAGGACCATACCTTGTATAGAATCATAACCATCATTAACTGGATATCCATATACAGAACCTTTATGACCATTCATTCCAGCTATTAAAGGCTTACCATTCTTTTTAAGAGGATAAACATCTATAGCTTGTATCCCTTGCATCCATCTAGTAAATACTGATTGAGTATTCTTAGTGAATATATGAGTTATTGTACTTAAAGCAACATCGACTAATATTGTAGCCCAGTTAAACTTGAATACTCCTTTTATAACTGCTAAGATACCTTCTAATATATCATCACATTTAAGTGCAGCTTTCATAGCTTTAAATGTATGTTTAGCATCTGTACCATCAAACATTTTTGCAAAGTTGTCATATAAGTTATCTAATCCTTTTACAACTAAAGTTTCATTTCCTATAGCTTTTTGTATTGCTTTATTATCTAATATTTCAGAGAATTGTTTCATAACTTTTGGGTTGCTTATATCTATCTTGTCTAGAGCATCCCATTCTTCAAATATTTTAGTTATAGACTTATCATATTTGATTTCTTTAAGGATATCTGGATTTTTTCTTATACTATTTTTAAAACCATCTAAATCTACATTTAAATCAGATAATAAATTTTTATCTAAGTTATTTTTAGCTTCAGTCATAGCTTTAAAAGCATTATCTTTTTTATTGCTAACATTATTAACGCTAGTTTTATTATATCCATATGTATCTTTAGTTAAGGCTTCATTAACAGCATTTTGGAATCCTGAAACATCTATATCATTATATTTACTAAACATTGTAGCAAATAAATTAATATTATTTGTTAAGCCTCCTTTTAAAGTCATTGAACTTAATTCATCTACTAAGCCAACTGTTCTTCTTATATCTAAATCAATTTGAGTTGGATTGAAAGATAAACTTGAGAATAAATTTTTAGCACTAGGATGTTTTTCTAAATAAGCTTTCATACCAGGAGCTTTAGCTATTGTCCCTGTTAAGTTATTTAATTTAGAACTTACTCCATATAAAGATTTAGATTTAGCTATTGAAGTAGCTAATTTATTATTAAATGTAAATGTCCATAAAGTTTCTGCTACACTACCTGCTACAGTTAAAGATGCTACAGCTCCTATTGAACTCATAAGAGATTGTACAGATGCTTCATATTTATCATCATGTCTAGCTATAACGTCTGGCATTATTGAAGTAGTAAATCCTGTTTCAACAGACATTGTATGTATAACTGCCTCAACTTCAAATTGTCCCATCATATCTTCATATGTATCATATAAATAAACTCTATCATATGGTTTAACAGAAGGGTCTCCTATTATTCCTATATCTCCTTGATACATATCTTTAACTGAATTCTTTAATGCATTTGCAGTAACTCTCCATGCAGTTGATTTATTGACTTTGTCATCATTAGGATTTAAGTTCCATTCTTCTGAGAAATGGTCAATAAATGGTATATCTATACCTCCGTTACCTGTTGCTAATAGCCCAGTATCTACTGTCATAGATTTTTGATATTCAGGATATATATTCATATCTAAATATATTGGTCCAACTGTAGATTGTTCTCTACCCCACCATAAAGATGATGATTGCCATAAACCTACTGCATTTGTTCTCATTTGAGCTTCAGATGCTTTTATAGAGTTATAGATTATATCGTTATAAGAGTCATAATAATGATATTGTTGGAATGGCTTTCTCTTTTCAATAATCTTATTATCTAATAAAGCATATTGATAAGCATAATAATGATTTGGTCTTCCTAAGAAGATAGTACTTCTAAATCCAAAATCTCTTATTGCTCCAACATATTCTAAACCAGTATTAGCTGCTAAATGTAATAAGTCCCACATAGTTTTGTCTTGTAAACTAGTATTTATTATTGGTGTAGATTTCTTAGCAGTATCTTCAACATATAATTCATTAAATCCTTTTAATAAATTTTCATCAGATACTTCATATAAATTTTGAACAGGTTCGCCTAATTCAAATATGTTATTAAACTTAGGGTCTCCAAAATGCATTATACCGAATGGGTTATCATTAAACCAACGACCATCAAACGCACTATTAGCGACTTTTTTCCATCCACCGTATTTAGCTGTTAATAGCTTAGCTAATAAATCACGAGGACTTTCTCCTCCTCCTGCTAATGAACCACGGATATCTTTAAACCATGTTATAGCATCCTGTGCTTGGTCTAAAGCTGTTACTTCCATTTCACCAAAAGCATTTAAAGGATTCATAAGTTCATGTCCATCACCTTGAGCTACTATTTGAGCAACATCTCCTACTTCTACTTCAGCTACTTTACCATTGAACACAATAGGTAATTTAGAACCATCTCCTGAATAACCCATTCTTACATGGATTCTTATACCTGGTTGTAATACAACTTTATCTGGTACAGTTTGTCTTAATCTAATTCTTTTCTCTTTTTCAAAATAAGTTTGAGGTGAGAATATAGAGTCAAATACATCTCTTAAACCATATATGTCCATATATTGTTGAGTTGTAGTTATATCTGGCTCTCTTGTATAGCTATTAAACATATTGTTCATAGTTATCGTACAAGTATCTGCCGCTATCTTTCTAGATTTAACAACTTGTATTTCTGCTATAGAAGACATATTATAGAAGTTATCATGTAACTTCCAAGAACCTATCTTTCTACCTTCATCTACAAATACTACATAGTATGTAGGAAATGCTCTTACTAATCTACCTCTCTTATCGTTTACAAGCATATCATAGAATGAATGAAGTATATAACTTCTTGGGTCGTCAGATGCTGCTATATAAACATCTTTCATTAAGTTATTTACTAACTTTTGAGATGCAGATACAGAAGATTCGTTTTTACCTTCTTTATGTAGAGTTAATTCTATACCACTTAAAGCAGATAAGAATTTAATAACTGTACTTCTTGATTCAGAGTTTTGGTTCCCACCTTCTATATATCCTGTTAAAGCATTTAGCTTATCATAATCTCTAAACTTAAGAGTTGAATATATATCAGAAGAGCATTTAGTTATAGCTGTTAAGAATGGATATATCATTCTAGCACACATTCCTCTTTCATTTGCTTCTTTAACAGATACTAATAATTGAGCCATTTCTTCTCTATTAAATCCTAACTCTTCTAATGCTTTACCGTAGTCAGTAGACGTTATTGTATCTGTAACATGCCCTATTTCAACATCAACTGTACCATTAAGTATTTTATTGCTTACTTCTTTATATGTTTCAGCTATTATATCTATTTCAGATATTAACAATCCGTCTAATATTAATTTTCTTAAATGAACTAACATTATTCTTAAGAATGCTTCTGTATTAGATGTTTTAGATAATAAGATTTTTCTCTTATAATCGTTTAATGTTTCTTCATCTTCTCTATAGTTATAATAAGGGTCTAAGAAACCTGCTTTAACTAATTTTTTAGATGCTGTATTTTCATTATTTATATCTTTATAAGTAGCATCGTAGAAATGGCCTCCATACATTATAGATTCATCAGTTCTTTCTGCTATATCAGATACTATTGAAGGAGTTGAATATTTAGTTATTCTAAATGCACCAAAACAAGTACCGTTATTAATAGCTGAATCTATTCTAGTAGATAACTTAGACACACCAGCTATTCTATCTTCAACCGCATATGGCATTAAAACTTTTTCATCTTCTGCATATATAGCGGATGTCCCCTCTGAACCATATCCATGATGATTAGGTCCCCATTTATCTGTTGTTGATTTAGACCTATATTCTTCATGTCCAGATAAAGCACAACCAGCTGCATATGTATATCCAGCTAAGAAGTTTAATGGAGTTACATTTTTAAAATAGTCTTTATTAAAACTTACACTATCAGCTATTCCTAAATAATTAGAACCAGTTGACACTTTAGCTTTTTTTATTGGTAATCCTGGGAATAATAATTCCATTAATGCTTTACCGTCTTTATTGTTATAAAACAATTCATTAACTACGTCTACTGCTATCTTAGGATTATACTCTAATCCATTATCTAAATTATTAAACATAGACAATGGTTGTAACAATATATTGTCTATTAATCTTAGAGCATCTTTTCTTCTTTTCTTTATATCTTCTGCATAAACGTTCTTAACATTTGCATTTCTCATTGCTTCATTAGTACTTTCATCACATAATGTTGCTTTCCAACCAGGCTTTATTTCCCAACCATCATTAACATCACACATAGTAAGATACTTCATTATATTCATTAAATCATAAGTTTCTTCTGCTTGCTTTTTTTGAGCATCTGTTAAGTTTTTATTATTTTTTAGTTTCTCTCTTACATTAGTCTTATTTTCTAATAAGATTTCGTCATAAGTAGCCGCAGGATTATTTTCTTTATTAGGTATATCTTTTATAGACATTCCTGTGTAAGCAGATATTTTAGCAGTAACTTCTGCACCTAATGTATCCTTAAGAGTAAATTCTTGTAATGCTTCTCCTTCAGGTTTTTCTTCTGTATTTATAAGTTGTTGAGATATACTGTCTTTAACAAGTTTCTTAATTATAAGAGAAGTGTAAGGATAGTTATACATTATATAAAAATCTGGGTCTGGATAAACTCTATTAGTACCAGTATATTTTACATATCTATATCCTAACTTGGCCAATTCTTCTATTGTAGGTATATCTAAATCTGGATATAGTTCTGCTTGAGCTAATTGTTGTTCTATCGAGAAGTAATTTTTCATAGCTAAATTAGAATGACCATTGTAGTCTATTTTTCCTCCTTGAGGAGTAACATCTAATTTTCTAAGAGCTTCTCTTTGTCTTTGAGTTCTATCTACAGATGTTAATCTCATTGCTATAGAATAAACACCTGGATATCCTTCTACAGTAGAAACTTCTATTGCATCTATTAATACTTCAGATATCCCTAGCATATTAGTTAAAGCACTTCTTACTTTAATAGGCCAAGCTGGTAATATTTTTTTATATCTTTTAGCTAAAGCTGACGCCATCATAGGAAGATTATTTAAAGCAGATACAATCACTAAATCATCAGTTATTAGATTTAATTCTATCATTGTATCTTGTCCACCTAAATACTGAGGACCTACACCTTCTATAGCTTTTAAAGATATATTAGTAAAACTATTAGCCATTGTTCCACCCATACCTTCAGCAAGCACTCCTTCTACATAAGGAACAAAAGGCATATTAGCTGGATTCTTGTAGTCATGTATATAGAAGTCTATACCTTTATCTTGTACATTGCTTGATACTTCTCCAACAGTATCTCCTTGTGAATTTAAAGCTGTATTTATAGAACCTAAAGCAACCGTATCATATGAATCTTCAAATTTAAAAGTATTAGTAGATAAATTACTTTCACCAGTATCTCCTAATCTTATTCTAGCTTTAGTTCCACCTTTACCTGAAATATCTGCTTTAAGAGTTACTTCTCCAGTAAAAGAACTTATATTACATGCATCAAACCACATAGAGTAATTAACTTTTACAATATTATCTTTAAATATCTTGTCCATTTTTTGACCAGATGCTTTAGATAAAACTTCTCTGATATCTAACATATCATCATCAGTTATTTTTTCTGCATTAAGTCTTATATTAAATTCCCAAGTTATTTTATAAGCTGCTTCATTTCTATCCCATCTTATAGCCTCATTAACAGACATTCCTGTCATATATTTAGAGTTATTAATTATATCTAAATAAGCATCTGCTATAGGAGCTATATATTGTGATTGGAAATTAGATTTCTTTATATCTTTATTTCCGTCTTTTATATAAACAGAAGAGAAATTAGCAGTTGTATCTGCGATATTTCTTATATAAGCTCCATTGTCTTCATCTGGGTTTTCTGCCCATTTAAAGTTAGGTATATCAGCAAGTATCTGTTTATTTCCTTTACCCTCTTGAGATATAAAATTGCTTACAGCTTTTTGCAATTTATTATTTTGTATATCTGGGTCTGAATAAATAACATTATTAGCTTGATTAATAGCTTGACTTAAATCTTCTAAATCAGTTAAGAACTCTTCTGCATTAACAGATAAAGATACATTAGCAAAATTAGAAGTATAATTAGCATCTCTTTCTTTCTTTAAAGATAATGCTTGTTCTAACCAATTTTCATCTGGTATATAGAAACTTACACTAGAACTATTTAATTCATTTAACCCACATGGGTCCCAAGGCATTATAGTGTTTTTATGTGAATAGAATTTATAATTATAATCATAAGATGCATATCCTGATTTTTTTTCTATTCCAGCTAAATCATCTCCTGCTTTAATAGCTCTTTGATAATAATATCTAAATATTTCCCAGTTAAAACATTTAGCGAATAAAGGATTTAATTCAGCTAATTGTCCTTCTGTTTCTCCATATACATCATCTACAGGTAAATCTGGCATAAATGTTCTGTAATTAAATTCTCTTAAAGTTAATACAGTTCTATATAATCTAGGGAATCCTTTAACTGTTTCTATATTCATATTCATAAGAGTAACAGCTTCTATACCTAGAACATCATTTATATATCCATTTTCTATAGGAAGATAAGGAGCAATTTTAAATTGAGCTATTAAACTTCTAAGTCCATTCATATAATAATCTTGTTTTTTACCATTAGGGAATGTAACTGTATTCTTTATACCGTTTATTCCTTTTTCTCCATAGAAGTATAATACTATTTCAAGCATATGTTCATTTTGGCCCATTTGCTTTGCCATTGTACCTTTACTTCTCATATTAGGTAGTTTCTCATAATTAACTTGAGTTACATTTCTTATAGATTCAGGAGGGACTAACATCATAGTATCTCCTATCATAAGAGCACAATTTCTTTCTGTAGTAAAATCTATACCTGTTAATTGTTTATGTAATTCTATTCTTTCTTTATAAGATTGAGAAGTTAATTTATTGAAACTGTCTAACCATTCTATATTATCTTTAGTATAAGACCATAACTTAAATGCTTCAGACATACCATTTTTCATTTCTTGTAATTCTGGAGAACTATTATAATCTGGATTAGTTTCAACATAATTAGATTTACAAGCTACATATTTATTTAAATTTATCCATTCCATTTGACCTTTGTGTTCAGTTCTTATATAGATAACACCCATAGAACGAGTATATTTATCTGCACCATATGCATTATAAGTGTAACTTGTTTGAGGTATATCTCTGTAAGATTTGCCCCATTCTTGAACTAAATAATCTATTGCATCAGTCATGTAATATAAGCTGTTAAAAGTCTTATTATAGTTTTCAGTTTTATTTACTGATAATTGATTAGCATCAACTACTAATAATATTTCACTAGCTTTATCTATCATTTTTTTTACAGTATTTTGAGCTTTATATCCATCAACTACAGAATTATAATCCGAATCATCTGTTACAACTATTTTATGATAACTGTATTGAGCATTTGCATTAGGTATCTTTAATTCTATTGCTTCATCATCTAATGTTTCTAGTATTTGATGATATACAGTTTTTTTACCATCGTATACTTTTAATAGCTTTATTTCTTTATCATCTTTCCAAGAAACAACTTTTGTTTTATCGCTATTGACAGGATATTTTATATAATGAACAGTATTGTTTTTGTTCATAAATTCTTTAAGTTCTTTGAAAGTCATAGTTGATATTCTATCTCTTTCAGATTCTTTAGCAACTGGTTGATATTCTAAATGGGGAATTTCAGGAGTATTTATACCTGCATGTCTGATAGTAAGTTTGTTACTACCTTTCATTTTTTTATAATAATCTTTAAAAGAGCGATAAGTTATTCCATCATTAAAAGTAAAAGACTCATTGCCATCATCAATATCATCAACTAAATATGAAGTTGTATCTCCATCGTATTTATTTAATTCCCAAGTATCATTATCTTTTGCATCTGCCAATGCTCTTACTTTTAATACAAAAGCAGCTTCTACTGGATGATAACCAGGTTGTATAGAAAAAGGTTGCTCTACATAATAAGCGGCATCTAATCTGTCTTGGTCTTTAAAATCATTATTGCTATCATTGTTAACAAATTGTTCTAATAAATCACTCATTAAATCTTCTTCGACCATTTCTCCCATAGTTGGCAACATGAAATTTATATTATTGATTGTATTATAATCACTTCTTGTATTTGCCATATGTTTATATTTTTTTAATATTTCAGACATATAATTCTCCTCTCTATTTCAAATTAAAAATATATAAATAAAAGAAAGGTGCTATTAAAAGCACCAATCTTAAAAATGTCTTTCTAGGAAGTTTTCTATATCAGAATCAGTTATACCTTTTTCTCCAGAGTTTCTGATATTCATATTAACACTTACTGCTCCTCCTACTGAAGCTTCAGCAGCTTGTTTCATAATTCGTTGCATGTGTTTTCTTCCTTTTTTCGTGTCGGCCTTTATATTTATTATATAGCCTTGCTGACTGTTACCCGTCACAAATCCACCTTGTTTATCCATAAAATCTGGAACACTCATTGTTTGTGTAGGTTGTTGCTCTTGTGCAACTTGAGATGCTTGTTTATCATTTAATGGGTTACCTGAAGCATATCCTGCCGCCATTAATCCTCCTGCTAAGCCTAATGCACCCATAACTAAACCTCCACCAACTTTAAACGAACTAGAACTTAAGCTATCAACCATATTACTTATAGCATTTGATACTTGTTTAGTTGTTTGAGTATTAGCATAAAACTCACTAGCATTCTTTTGTCTTTTAATAGCTTCTTCAACCATTTGTTGCTGTTCATTGTATCTTATATTAAATGAATCATCAGCTTTGCCTATCATTTTACCAACAACAGCACTGTAACTATCATCTGACATTCCTGCTCCTATACCTGCATAACCTCTGCTCTTATAATTCATACGCTTAGCTTGGAAATATTCGTTTCCAGATAAACTTTGTAATTGATTAGTAAATTGGTCCATTATATAATCAAACTTTTGACTAGGATTAGCTGTTATATGCTCTTGAACTGCTTTATCCATTCTAGGAGCAAATTCATCATAAACTGATTCTATTTTATCTTTAGCATGAGCTTTGAACCAGTTTCTTAAATCAGTCATATTCTCTGAATCTATAGTTGTAGACGCTCTATTCTTTCTAGGGTTAAACATATCATTAAGAATTTCTGACATTTCTCTACCTCTAGTATCATTATAAGCTGATACTATTTTTTTAGAAGATATAGCTTCCTGTTCTGGTATATCCAGTATACTTCTTATCATATCAACACTCATTGCATCTTGATTTATAAGAGTATCATGAGCAGCTTTCTTTATAGAGTTAGTAGCAACGTTTATAGCACCAGTTGTAGCAACCCCAGTATTAGCTGAGTTTTGTAATGCTAGTCTATCAATAGCTACTTTCTTAATAGCTGAATTCTCAAAAGAAGATAATGTATCTTCATTTATTACACCTTGATTCTTAGCTTGTTCCATTACAGTTAAAGCTTTATCTAAAACTATTTCTGACTTAGCTGAAGTTAAATCTAAATCAGATGCCTTAATATCTTTTACATCATTAGTACTTAAAAAACTTTTAGCTTGTGTAAGAAGATTATCTATTTGCTTTCTATTTTCTTCTGTACCTTGTATAGTATCCATATGAGATATACCTGCTGGAGTTATTTTACCAAATATAGATTTACCATCTGGAACTAAAGCAGTTTTTGTAAGGTCACCCATTTCAGTATTCTTTATTGCATCTTTAATTAATATGTCATTAACATCTTCTGCCCACTTTTTATTTTCAGTAGCAGCTCTAGTTGTAGTTATTGCTAACATATCAGCAAATGTATCATATGCTTTTTGACTTTTTTGTTTAACCATATCTGGATTATTTAAGAACATACCATAATCAAGCATAGTACCATCATCTGCTTTATATCTTAAAGCAAAACTAGAAACACTATCTCCATCATGGTCAAGTAACATTTTTAAACCAGATGCACCAGCAACTTTAGTCTGATTACCTACTAAATCCGTATCTAAGAATACATGTGTCATTAATATAGAGTCATTTTTGTTATTTGGATAACGGTCCGTTATGTCCATAGTACCGAACTTCTTTAATTTATTAATCATATCAGTACGGTCTTTAGCTCCATATAATTTCATAGTATCTTCATTAAACATACCCATGTCTTGCATAGCTTCAAGAGACACAAACTTATAATCATAATGAACTCCTTCTTTATGCCATTCATTTAATGATTTACCATTAATAACTCTAGTACTTAATAAGTCATTATTAACTTCTAAATCAGAAGAACTTTTCTTTATAGCTTTATTTAATCCAGGAGTGAATTCACTAGTAACAGCACCTGATGCTTTATATCTATAATTAACATCATCTACTTGTATTTTATTTAAAGTATCAGCATAAGCATTTTTACCATAGATACTTTCTTTAATAGCTGTTCTAGCTTCATCTATTTGGTCAACAACTCTTTCTTTAATTTCTCTTTGAGCTTCTAGGTCATGACGCATATCTTTATATTCATCATATCTATGTGCTAAAGCTCTTATTTGTTTTTGACCATTAGTTAAGATTTCATCATCTTCACCTAACTTATGTCCAGTACCAGCTACAGCTATAAATCTATTTCCTTCAAATTCAGGTCCTAAATCTATAAGTAAATTCTTTTTAGCTATTTCATCTACTTCAAAATTGATTTCATCTATTTTCTTAACTTCGAAACCTAAATCTTTCATTTTATCAGTAGTTATTTTACCATTTTGATTAAACTTAACTGCATAATCTGCCATTTCTAATTGATATAATTTTTGAGCACTATCTTGACCTATATCATAACCATATTTAGTTGCTCTATCAAATACATCCGATAAGTGTTCTAAAGGTTCTCCTTTAGCAACATCCTCAGCAGTAAGTTTTAATTCTTCTAAAGGATTAAAAGTAAGTTGCCCTTTAAATCTTTGTAACCAGTGGTCTAATACTGGTTCTTTTAATTTTTCATTAACTTGTAACTGTCCTTCAGAGTTTCTTATGACTTTACCTTTAAGTGCTTCTGATGCTAATATCTCATCAGATAATTTACCTTTAGCTATTAAGTCTTGCATTTGTTGAGCATGTTGGTCAGTTACTCTTATTCTCTCAAGTAATTGAAACTCTGTAGAGCCTACAGTCATTCTTTTAGACACTGACTCATAGTTCTTAAGTTGAGCTTCTATCACTCCGATTTCTTCTATAAGTTTTTGCTTTTCTAATTGGTTATCAGTAGAATTCTTTCTACTTTTTAAAGACATTAATTGGTCTTTAAGTTTAAAGTATTCAGATTCTGTACCTGTTTGAGTTTCAACATCAGGAAGTAATTTAACATCCTCTTTTGTTATAGGAGTTACAAATACTTTCTTACCATCTATTTCTTGAGTTAACCAATCTCCGAATAAAGGTTTATTTTTATCTATTGGAACTACTTCCATTTCTTTAGTTTTTTCATTCCATTTTTGAACATACCCTTCTTTATGAACAATTTTATCGCCACCTAATTTTTCAATCTTCTCATCTATTTTCATAATAAGTTTTTCTAAACTTTTTATATTAGATACAGTAAGATTGTCTATGTTAGTAGCCATATCATCCATGTATATACGACCATTTTGTATACTAAATTTAGTATAAACTGCTTTATTAGTATTTAAGTTCTTAGTAGATAAGAATTGAAACTCTTTATTGCTATTAATAATACCGACCACTTTTTCAAGAGTATCTTCTACATTACCGTTATTAGCTTTGATGTAATTATCTATAGCTTTATTAAGAATACCGAATTGTACTTGTCCAGCTCCACCATGTTTAAACACACCATCGTTAACAAACATATGAGCTTTTCCACCAAATAAATCATCCATTAAGAATTCATTAAACTTATTACGTTCTACATTAATAGCTTGTTTTAATGCATCAACTGTATTAAATCCACTAGCTTTTAAGCCAGCTTTTACTTTATTCTTTCCTACATGACCTAATATAGCGTCTATACTTTCATCATATAAAACAGATTGCCTAGATACATCTTGCATACCTATAGATTTAAAAAAGTTATCTACATTCTTATCTAAAGTACCTGTTTTTATATAGTTTAAGTTAGTCATACCTTTTTCAGCAGATGATGTAGTTGGCTTTATAAATCCTGCTGCTGATATGTCTTGTATTCTATATAAACCTGTAGCTTCATACTTGCTTTCTAATAAATCACTAAGTTTAGTTGTAGCATTAGTATTACTTACAAGCTTACCATTTTCTATAAATATAGATTTATTTTGATTAATGATTTTAGTGATTTCTTCATCCGTTAAAGACATACCATTGCTTTTCATGAACTTATGAGTAAATACACCTTGTTGCACTTTAGGAGATATTGCTTCTAATTTATCACCGAATCCTAATGTTTGAACTATAGTGTCTCCTCTTTTAACATATTTACCAGTAGCACTTTTATAAGATAATTGACCACTTTTATCTATCTTTATAGAACCTCTTAATCCTATTAATAAATCAGCTTGGTCTTTAGCTTCTTGTTCAGTCATAAGTTCTATAGCAGATGCTATATCTTTTGATGCTGATATGTTCTGAACTTTAGAAGGCATTAATCCATATAATTTTTCAGCAATTCTACCATCCATATGTCTTTCTTGTTCATAAGTATTTAACTTAGCAAACATACTATTCATACGCTCTTTATAGTTATTATCTACATTAGATTTTGATGCAAGTACTTTATCTATATTATTAGTTCTAATAACATCTAATGCATCTGTAGAAACATAAGCTATATTCATCATAACATCTGTAGTTGTTTCTCCAACTCCTGTTACATATCTCATAGTAGCTTTATCAGTTGATGCAGTACTTACTATGTTACCAGCTAAAACTCCTGACCCTTCTAACTTTTTAACTGCATCCATTCTTAATGGTATTGCATTACCTGCTGCTAATATAGGAGGTCTTTGTAAATTACTTAAAGCGGCATGAGGAGAGAATAAAGACATATCACCTAGTACACCTATCATACTAGAAGATTGTTTTACATTACCTGTAAAAGATATTTGCTTTAAAACTTCTTCAACTTCTGTACCTTGTACATTAGCCCTTACTCCAAGTATCTCAAGTAAGTGTGGCATATTCTTTATTAAATCTTTAGTCATATTTGCATCAAGCTCTTCTATTGGTTTACCTGATTGTATATATCTAGAAACATCTTTACCTAAGACTTCTTGTAAATTAGAATCTAAGAAATTCTTGTTTTTAACTAGATAATTCATATTACCGTTTTTACCAAATAACTCTTGTAAAACATTAGATATACTAGAAACATCTATTAATCTATTAGAATTTAAATCATTTCCGTTAAACCCATTTATAGTAGAGTTTTTAATTATTTTCTTTTTACTTGTATTAACTACTGTTTCCAAGTAATCCATCGACTCTTTAGTAGCTTTTCCAGAAATATTATCTTCATAAAACTTCTCTAATGTTTTACTCATAGGATAAGAACCAATTGCAGCACCGAAGTTAGTTGATACATTCATATCTACACTTTTACCACCTAGAATCGGATTTATGTTAAGCTTTCCTATAAGTTTATTTTTCATATTTCCAGTTTGAATGTACCAAACATCAGAATCTCCATCAGCTTTTATTTTAGGTAAATTTAAAGTAGTTATTTTACCACTGCTATTAAGAGTTATATCTCCATAATTATTTACAGATATATTGGCCCCTATTTTATCAGCTGAATAAACTAAGTCAGTTAAATAATTAGACATTTCTTCTCTTGCTTTAGTTTGAACTATATTAGTAGGATTCTTTGGAACATAGAAATCTAATAAGTTATCTTTAACAAAAGATTCTGCCGCATTTCTATTTCCATTGATAAGTCTTATATCCATATCATTGATATGAGAATTGATTAAGTCATCCATTGAATTCAAGAACTTATCTCCATTTAAAGCATTAATAAAACCAGAAGTAGAAGTTAAGTCTTTCATATATAAATCCTTAGATTTTATCCCTGCAAATGGGTCTGCTTTCTTTATGTTACGAAATTCAGATATCATTCTACCTGCTACATCTATATGATTAAATTGCATATCGTTATTAGCAATATTAATTAATTCAGAACGAAAATCTTCACTTATGTTTTTCTTAAATGTTTTATCTTGTAACATATAGTCTACAAATTTTCTAAAGTTTTTATTAGTTAATTCGAATTCATCTTGAGGTCTTATTTTTTTATCACCTTGAAGCATTGTATTAACAGCTGATACTAAACTATATTCTACATTGTTCTTATCTAAATCTAATCTTAATAAACCACTTTCTTTAGCTTTAACTAAATCAAAATATTGTTGCTTTTTAGCTCCAGGTATCCCTGCTAAGTCTATTTCAAACATTGATTTAAATCTTTCAATAGGTGCTTGTAAAGCTTCATCTCCTAATACGCTTTTCTTTTGACGAGAAAAATCTTCATATATGTTTGTAGCTAAAGTTTCTCTTAAATGTCTATCTACTCTTTTAAACATTTCTTTTTGAACTGTTATAGATTTTTGACTAGAGAACTTTTCATTGCTATGTAATACATCTAATAACTTTGCATAATAATTACTACTATCTTTTATAGTATTCATGTAAGTAGACATGTTGTCTATTGTAGAATCATAAACACCGTTTTTATGTTCTAATACTTTAGTTATTTTATTAGCTAATTCTTCTTGTATAGAAAGAGCCATTTTACCTTCAGATATATTACGAGACATTATACCATTCATTTCTCTATCATTTATATATCTACCTAAATGGTCTTTAGCTATATTTTGTATTTCTAATGCTCTTTTTATATTATTGTAAGCATTCTCTCCATTAATAGCATTTTCAGCTCTTGATGTAGTTATCTTTTTATTAGAATGATTTATAGCATCACTTATTAATTGTTTATCTGATTTAGCATAGTTTTTATTAACATCTTTGAATACAGGTTTGCCATTTATCATATCATATTCTCTTATATCAAAAGCATCTCTATTTAATATTTTAAATTCTCCATCTACTTTTTCTGCAACAACATCAAAAGTATTAGACATGAAAGATTGTAACTCTGTTTCGCTATTAAATAAAACAACTTGTGATAATGAACCTAATCTAGTATCTTTAAACTCTTCTGTTGTCATCATGTTTAATGTAACTGCATACATATCACTAGAAGAATATTGAGGAAATATATCGCTCATTGTTTTTAGATAAGGGTCTCCAGCTTTAATTTGTCTAACACCATTTAATTGATAATAAGCTCCTTGATTTAAACCAACACCCACATTAAAATCTTGTTTTAATATTTGACCATTTCTTATCATATGGTTATCAGCAGTAAATATATTATTAGTTCTATTATCTACTGCAAAGTTTAACATGTTCTTTCCACCATAAGTTCCATTGTAATATCCTTTAGCTTTTAAGACATGTTGACCTGCTTCTAAGTTATGTACTTTTTTAGAGTTAGCTATTGGATTTAACTTTTCTGCTATATAATCTATAAGAGGCATACCTAATCCTTCTGCATCTTGAGTAAAGAAGAATGATAAAGCAGTAACGTCTGAAGACGCTTCATGTGGTTTTAATCCTAAATCTTTAAATTGTTTAGAATATAATGCTTTAACATAATGTTCTTGTCTATTAAGTCTAGCCTCATCTATTTCATGTACTTTATCTCCTAATAATGCTTTAGTAGAAAAATTATTTCTAAAATGTTGCAAAGCACCTTGAGCATCCATATGTTTATATCCAGGAGCATTCAATGAAAATTCTCCATTATCAAATAAATTTTTTAATGAAGGATGTTGTGCTATAAATTTATTTCCAAATGAATCTATTATAGGCTTATCAAACATACTACCGTTATAGTCAACAAGCATAGCATATTTATTTTTATCATTTAATAAATTATTAGCATCTGCTATTGTTTGCATCATAAGTTTAACATCTAAAGGAACACCATGTTCATCTACACCAGTTTTCTTACCTATATCTAAAAAGAAATCTATACCTTTTCTTATTCTATCTAAATCTTTATGGTCTCCATATTTACTATCTATAAAACTATTAGTTTTATATACTCCTAATTTATTATCAAATACAGAAGTAACTTTATCATGACCATATAAACTTAATCTATGAGCAGCAACTCTAAGCTCCTCGTCATAATCTATAGTCCCATCTTTAATAGCTGTCTTAATTCTTTTAAATAAATGTTCCGCTTCATCTTTATCTCTCCAACCCATAAGGATATCTACCTTCTTACCGTCTATCTTATTTCCTTTAGAGTCATATTGATGCATAGAGAATTCAGTTATATGAGTAGGTCTCCAAACGCCATGAGCATCTTTGCCTCCAAGTGTTTCTAAGTCATACGCTATGAATGTACCATTTTCTTTTTTTAATTCTTTCATATATTTCATTTTTTCATTAAATGAATGTAAACTTTCATTTGATTTACCTGCTTGATTAATCATTTGAAGTTTTACGTTATTTTCTATAGACTTCATCATCAATTGTTCAGCTGTACTTATTTTACCAGATACAACATCATAAAAATTATTATCGTATAGTTTTTTAATAGCTTCTGTAATTTGACTATATTCATAATCTTTATTAACTTGTTTTCCTTTAAAATTGTTAGAAGGATTATTGATAGTACTTACATTAGAGTTTATTATAACTTCTTTCCCTTTAAACATTTCTTGGAATATGTTAGCTATATCTTCTTTAACTAAATTAATTTTATCATTATCATATTTATCTATTGATTTACGTCTTTCATTAGCACGTCTTATACTATCTTGTTGTGTTTTATATATATAAGTATTCTTATTGTTTCTAGCCATCTTTTCATCCTTTCTATACGTTATTATAATATTATTATATTATTACAAAAAAGGACCGCCTATATAGACGGTCTAAAAAGAAGTATTATTTTGATTCTTCTTTAATTTCATTAGTCTTAAGAACTAATTTTAATTCAAATATTTGATTCTTAAGTTCTATGTTTTCCTCTGTTAGAATAGAAATCTTATTTTCAAGTCTTTCTGTTTCAGCAGTATGCTGTGCTTTTAACTCTTTCATTTCTATCATAAGTTGCTTATTCATTTCTGTAAGCATACTCATTTTTGAAGTATATATAACCCCAAATAAAGATATTATTGCCACAACGATAGTAGCATCAAGAGTAAGTGCTTGCGTCATTGTAATCATCCCCTTATATTTTAGAATAATAGTGAAGTTAAAGATTGTATGCCCGAATTCACCGCATAACTTCCTATTTTGCTTACGTCATTAGCTGTCTGTTTTATGTCGGCTGCAATCCATAATCCTGGAGCAGATGTTGGTTCTACTGATATATTTTGTACTGACATTCCTAAGCCAGATAGTGCCCCTGTCATATTAGATATATAACTTATTGCACCTTGTCCTTTGTCGAAGTTTTCTATACCAGAAGCCATATGATACTCCATCTTTGACTTTTCGGATTCATAATATCCGAAATCTGATAACAACATACCTTCATTCTGAATGGTTTTCATTTTAACGTGTTTTAAATTAACGTTAGGCTTCCATCCTCTCCACGCCATACCTGGCATAGCATGATTCTTGAAAAACTTAAGATTACTATCTAGTTTATCTGGCTTTTCTCCCCATGCAACTTGCAATGGTTTTCTAAGATATTCAGGAAGTTGTTTTAGTATCTTTTTACGTTCCTTTGCTGAGCTTTCATTCATAAAAGCCATATAATGGTCTCTATATTGTACAGGAACAGATGCTAATATTTCATCGGGTGTAGCACTTTCGGATAATCCATAGATAGTAGATTCCATAGCCTTACGATAAGATACAGCTGCCTTTGTATACTTACCACCACGGAAAGCAGTTTGTTGGTTTTGTAGAGCCTCTATTTTATTATTAATCTCGTTCATTTTTTGCTCGTATTTATAACCACCTGCTGTATGTTTATTACTCAACTTTTCCGCTTTTCTTGTAAGCTTTGCTATTTTCTCTTTATTTTTATCTATTTTTCTAAATATCCTATCTAAATTTATATTTCCTTCAAATAAGAAAGCTCTAGTAGCTGCTTGCTCATACAGTCCTTTATACTTAATGTATTCAAGTCTATCAAAGTACTCATCTAATTCCCATTTCTTTTCTGTTTCTTCAGGAATCCATTTAAACCTAAACATATCTTTAGAGAAATTAGGATTTTTAATAGCTGATATAGCTAAACCTATACCTGCACCTATTAAGGCTCCTTTTCCACTTCCCCAGTTATCAAATACGTCTTCTACCTTTAAATATCTAGCTATACTTTCTCCAGCTACTGCAAATGAAGCTGCTGCTTTAAATGGATTTTCAGCATTAGCTAATCCCCATCCTACAGTCCCTACTACAGAACCTATAGCGGCACCTCTTTCTACATTAAGCATATTGCTTCCTCCACCAATAGCTTTTAAACTAAGCTGAGCACCAAATTCAATACCCATACCTAATAAAGCTGTTGGATTAAGACCAGCCATTAATGCTCCTGCTCCATATCTCATAACAGGACTTAAATTATCTACATGCTTAAGACCAAAGTATAAAGCAGATGAACCTACTGCGGCTAAATGTCTACCAAAACTTTGACCAAATGTTTGATTTAAAGCTGGATTAACAAAACCTTTTATAGGATTATCCCAAGTAGCAAATGATGTTCCATAAACATGCTCATTTACAAATGACTCTCTTGCAGTTTCTATTTTCATATATTTGTTATGCAAGAATGGTATATTAGTATGTCCTATAAGTTCTTGTGCTGCACCTAATGTTTGTTGCATTGCAGAAGAGTTAGCTAAATATCCTATAGCTGTTCTATCTGTTTTATCTCTTTCTGCCATACCAGAAGATATAAGCTCTTTATTGATATTAGTACCAAATCCGCCTTCTTTCTTATAAATTACAGCATTTGTTACAATACCGTCTTCTAATCTTTTAATAGCATCTGCTGATGTACGATAATGTATCTTCTGTCCAGTTTGTAAGAACATAGATAAATCCGCTTCTTCATTAAGAGTTATACCTCCTAATCTTAATTGTTCTCCAGAAACAAGTGTTACTATGTTTCCATCAAAGCTTTTAACAACACCATGTTTTTGAACTGTATTGTTATTGAAATATCTATAATCATAAAACTCATGTTTACCTGACATCTTAGTAGCACGCTCTTCTACTTCATCCATTTGTTTTATTAAGTTAGAATCAGTTACTGTATTTCTAGCAATATTTCTCCATAACTTATATTCTTCAGAAGTAGGAGCTATATCTCCTAATATCTTCATTCTATCAAATGCACCATATTCACCAAATTGGTCTGGATGTAAATCATGTATAGATTCATACCCTTTACCTGGCATCCTCATCTCCCCTTTAGGTAATGAAGCATATGCGTCTCCAGTTAAAAATCTTTCAGGTAACCATTCAGGCATAGAGTTTCTTAATGGGTTATAATTAATTCTAGATTTATCTTCTGATGCAAAGAAACGTCTAGCGATTTCCATGAATCCTCCACCTACGCCTCCGACTTGTGCATCCCAGAAGTGTCTAGAGAATGAAGTCATTTGACCTGCATTTTCATATCTAAAACTATAAGATGTTTCACCAAAAGCAAAATCATTTAAGAATCCATATATACCACTAAGTTGTCCCATAGAATATGTAGCATCTTTTATATAGTCATTAATTAAACTCTTGTCTATCATACCTGGATTACTAATAGAAGCATAATATTCGCTATTAAATTGATTACGTTTATTAACTAAGTTAGTATATACATATGTACCTTGAGTTCTATCGGGCATAGTTCCCATTGTATATGCTGGATTAGTTTCTTGATATCCTCCAAATCTAGCGGCTAATTTTTTAATGTTGTTATTAATAGCACTTACTATTCCATTAACAGCTTGATTAGCATCATATGATACTGAAGCTATTTCTTGTATTAACTCACCATTTGGGTCTAATGTAGGTAAATCTATTTGACCTTGTACTTGTCCTGTAGCTACAATACCAGCATTATTAAGTTTACTTATTCCATCCATAAATCCTATACCAGGAGCCATTACTTGACCATTATTAAATTGGATATTCATATAACCATCGCCTGTATTAGCATATGGAGTATAAGTAGCTGTTCTTATATCTGTTCCTCTAAGGATAAGCATATCATCATTTTTATTAGCTCTACCTTTAATACGTTCATTTATTCCTTGTACTACTGTTCTAATATCTCTACCGTCTTTACCTAATCTTTTTTTAATTTCAGGTAACATTCTAACAGGCTTTATCATTTCTCCTATTGTAGGATTTAATACTGCTCCCCATGGAGTTCCTTCACTAAATAGTTTACCTGTTAAAGGATACGGTCTTTCATCCATATTCTTTTTCTCTAACCAATAAGGGTCCATTAAAGCTCTTATAGGAGAAAGTGGATGTCTAAGAGACGGTAACCAAGAATGTTTAAATTTCTCTTCAGCTGAACCATATATACCAATTTCTTTCCAGTTACTGTGAGCTCTCTTTAAATAGTTAGGTTGATAATACTGAATAGCAGAACCTCTAAATTCTGAAGTAGAACCAAATCCCCAGAAACGTCCTCCTCTTACTGCACTATAACCATTTTCATACCAATCGGCTCTTTCTTCAGCAGTTTGAAAATCAGTAGAACCTGTCCAGTATTCTCCCCATACTGATGATTCTTTAAGCCAATCAATAGCTTGTCCTGCACCAGTAGCATAAGCTAATCTTCTAGTAGCCATATCTATATTTGCTATAGAATTAGCCATAGCTCCAGTCATAGAAATACCAGTAATGTTCTCAGATTCATAATCTAAATAATCATATAACGCAAATGCTCCTGCTACAGGAAGCACTCTCTTCATCATTATATTCTTAATTAAATCTTGTGTAGAGCCTGTACTATCACTAGAAAATCCTAAGCCTACTGCATCAATACCCCACATAAGTCTTGCATTCATAAATTGAGGTATTTGAGTTAAAGTAGTATAGTTTTTCATATCATGTCTACCAGCAGTTAATTCTTTACCTAACTGTTTAATAGATTCATTGATACCTTCTAAGCTATTAAAGTTAAAATCTTTAATTACACTATTTTTCATGAATGTATAATTGTTATATTCATTGAAATATATTTCGTTAATGTTACCTATTATTTCAGAATCATACACTGAATGTCTTGATGCTAAATCATCTAACATAGATGTATATCTGAATTTAAAATGGTCATTAGTCTTCATAAGAGAATCAAAATAAGTTAAAGAGCCATTAGGTCCTATCATCTTATCTAGATTTAATGCATCATCTGTATCATTAGCTAACTTAGTTATAGACTGTAATAATCCCCAATCAGTAACATATGATAAATTCTTTTTCTCAATTCCATCTAAATTACTGTTTTGAAGTATCTGTTCTATTTTAGTCATACCTTTTTTAGTAGGCATATAAGAATCATAAACACCTTGACTATATTCACTAGCTTCTCTTAACATAACTTCTTTAACAGCTTCTCTTCTAAGAACATCTTCTACATCTAATACATTTGTATATTCTAAATTCTTACCTAAGAATGTTTGAGTTCTAGTTTGAGATATATTTTGCATATTAGAAATATGGTCCGCATTTACATATCCTCTATTAACTATATTCTCTAAGTCTTTATTAAAGAATTTAGTAACTTGACCTTCATGGTCTATACTTAATGATTCTATTAATTCAGAAGTGTTAAGATACTCTTTATTATTTAATAGATTTAATATCTTTAAAGAGCCTTCGTCTGTGATATGTCCAGACTCTATTAAGTTTGATATAGTTTGATTATTAATTTGTTTAGATGCTGTTAAGTCATTAAGCATTGCTGATATTTCTTTTTGGTCTTCTAATATTTTAGAAACAACTGCTGCTTTTGCTTCTAATTCATCTCCACCATTTTTGATTAAATATTCAGCTGTTAAGACATCTATCTTTTTTGACATAGATGCATCGCTAGTATACAATCTTTTATTGCTTTTTAAAATATTCTTTTTCCAGTCATCATTATTTTTTCTATTTAACCAAGCCTTTAATCTTGTTTCATATGTAGGCTGACCATCTTGCATTATATCTAATGCTTCTGCAATAAAACTTGTATCTCTTTCTAATGGATTGATATTAGTACCAACCATTTCTTTATTAAGTCTAGCAGATTTACCATGTGAGTTATTTCTTATATGACCTTCTGCTAATACTTCATCATTAAGTTGTAAATTACCATCTGCATCTACAAATAAACTATATAATTTAGCTTGACCTGTATTTGCATTTCCAATAGCAACCTTAGAGTTACGAAGCATTGTACCGTTATTACCCATTTCATAAGCTGCTTCTTTTCCTGTAGACCCTGCTTTAAAAATCTCCATAATAGGAACTTCAGATTGTAGTCTTATATCTACACCAGCAAATAATTTACCAGGTAAAGTAGAAGAAAATTTATCAACTTGCTTCTTAACAGCCATATCAAATTCTACGGTACTGAATAAGTTTCCATCTTTGTCTATCTTTATAGACTTATCAAATAATACATTTCCTAAATCATGTTTATCTTTAAGTCTAGATAGCTCTTCCATTAAATTTATTTCTTCATATCTACTTGTCTTATTAAAGTTATTTTTAATTCTTTTATGTATATCTTGTTTTGCAAATAGATTTTCATCTTTACTATAAGCTTCTAATACTTCATCAAGAGTAGCTGTTCTATAACCTTTAAAAGCCATTTCTGAATCTATATTTAAAACTTTATCTATTTTACCAAAGATACCTTGTCCTCTTTTTTTATTTTCGCTTAAGGTATCCATTAATTTATTGGCTATCTTATCTCTAACTGGTTGTATAGTAGAGGCTCTTGCTACACGTTCTTCTATTTCATTTTTGCTTTTAAATACTAGGTCTAAGAATTCTTGTTTATCATCAGAAAGACCTGCTGCTTTAAATCTTTTATCTAAGAAATCAGAATAAGAGTTTTTACCGTCTTTACCTTTAACGAAATTAGTATTTATATCTTTATATGCAGAACTAGCTAATGTTTTAATGTCTTCAAACGATGCTTTATCTTTATATTTTAAAGCAAGTTCTTCTATGAATCTTTGTTGTAAATCGGATTCAAAACCTGACTTAAGTTTATGACCTAAATCGTTATTTATAACTTGTTTAATATTTTTGAGTTGTCCAGCTAAGCTAAGTCTTTTGTTATCTGTATTAATTCTAAGAGCTTCTTTTTCAGTTCTAAGAGCTAATTCATTTTTAAAAGTCTTATTAGCTTTTAAATGATTATTATAAATGTTTTTAATATCTTTGGCTTGTAATCTTCTATCTAGACCTTGTCGCTTAGATTTATAACCTCTTAAATCTTTAGATACTTGTTTTGTAGTAGAACCTAAAGCAGGAAGAACTTCAGAAGTTAATTTACGAGTTAATCCTATATTATTAAAAGCAGCTGCACCCACCCCTACGGCTAATGCAGCTGCTCCAACTTTAGCGACTTTGCCTACGGTAGAAGAGTCATGTTCTTTATCTCTTCTTTTTTTAGACAAATATATTCACCTCTTTATATTATTATCTTCTTGGTCTTAATGGAGTAGGTACAGTAGTTTGAGTTTCATATCCAGTAAACATAGCATCCGCTCCCCAATCTATTTGAGGATTAGCTCTTTGGAAGTCTAGATACTGTTGATACTCTTCTTTAGTCATTTCTCTATTTCCTACTTTTATTTTTCCATTATTACTATTATTATTTTGAGATTGTTGTGGAGCACTCTTAGTAGTATTATTACTCTCTTCAGGTTCCACACCCATAGCTTGTTTTAAGAAACCTACAACATCTTCATTCATTTCAAGGCTTCTCATATTCTTTAGTTTCCATTCAGCTTTAGAAAACATTCTACAAAACTTAATCATATCCCATGATTCTATTTCATCCATATCGTATGCAGGGAAAGCTTCACTTATTATACAGCTCATTTGAACATCTAATTGTTCTGTCTCTTCTCTACATGCTTCTAATAAATGAACCATATCTTCAGTACTAGATAAGAAAGAGTTAACTAATATTTCTTCATATAGCTTAGAAGGTATACCTGCATCATAATCATCTGCATTGTAACCTTCTGGCCATATTATTGTTTCCTCACATATTAAATCTTCTTTATCTAAATCACTTATATTCTGATTATTAACTATATCTTTATATGCCTTTCTTCCTAAAGGCTTATATATAAATATTTGTCCATCTATTTCAGAAAAGAATATATTGCCGTATTTATCTAAAAAGCTTTTAATCAAATCATCAAAATCTTTAACAGATTGTTTTTGATTCTGAGAACTTATTTTCATCTATTTAACAGCCTTTGTATTTGCTATACCGAAACCTGTTTTAACCATTGTTTCTGTAGCTATAATATCAGATATTCCTGCATAATCTTCTAATAATGAATCTACATTCTCTGGATATAATATAACTTTCTTAGCCATAAAGTCTTGTCTTTCAAAATAATTTATATCTTCATTTTCATCAAACTTTATTGACATAGCTTCTTTATATTCACTTCTTTTTAATTTTCTCCATACTACTTGTACTCCTGCTACAGTAGTTATGAATACATCACCATGTATTTCTTTTAATTTTTCAGCAGCTATTTCTGCTGGAGTTAATTCTATTACTTCTTCAACAACCTCAGTTGTTTTTTCTTCTATTGCTTTTTTCTTAGTAGAAGTAGTCTTTTTAACTGTATCTTTTTTCATATTAAATTCCTCCATTATTTTTTATTTTATGTTTTTATTATATGTTAATAATTTGTACCTGGACGCATACATACTTTCTTATTAAATGGTTCACGCTTGCCATTATGCATAAATGCTCCTGATATAGAACAACTTATTAATTTTTGAGAACCTATTTTACCAGTTAACTTGTCTTTAACTTTTGCAGTTTTTTGTTCATCTAGTATGTATCCAAAAGTATTATCTTTCTTCTTTACTAAAGTATATGTTTCTGATATATGTAATTCATTATCATGTATAGTTAAATTTACATTATCTTTAACATAAGTATGGTTATCATTTAAAAATGCAAAGTCTATATAAATATGAGATTTATTATCTTTATGTAGTGCATTAGTAACATCAACTATTACTCCTAAGAAAGTCTCATCTTTTGAACATCTATTTCTTAAATCTGCAACTTCTCCAGAAAATCTTTTTTCTACAATCTCCATTCCACCTAAAGTTGTTGGACCAGACGAACCAATATTACTATCATTGCTACCAATGTCGTCGTTGTAACTATTTCTATCAAATTTATAACCTCCATACTTTAGATTTTTTGCTATAAAGCTATATACTTCCATTACTGGCTCACCTGATGTATCTAATATTTGACTGTAACCATTTACCATTACACCTTCTAATATTTGATGTGTATTTTTAAATGATGCTTCATTCTCTACATTAAATCCACCATATCCAACAAGTATATCAAATGCTTTACCAAATAGAGGTGAGTTTTCTAAACTACAAGATTGGCCAACTAGTGATGCAGAGTCTTGAGCCTTAGAACCTTCTATCTTTTGCAATAACTTTGCAATATAACCTGGTTCCGTAAAATTAATAGCAAAAGTACCTTGTATTATTTTTTGACCTACAAATATTCTAGATGGCCAAAAACTATTAAATCCATAGAAAGGCATTTTCTTTTCTTCATAAGAAAAATCTAATCTTACTATATCTAATATCCTTTCTCCTCCTATAAACACCTCTGCATCTAAACTAGAGAAATATCTCTTTAACTGACCATTATACATAGTAGTACTTGTTACTAAATCTCTATCAGATGCATTCATATTGACCCCGTAAGTGAAGTACGGTTTCTTTGCCATTATATCTCCTCCAATCTTATTAAATGAGATGTTGCTTTTTCATTAGCTATTAAAACAAAGCCTGATTTGATAACAGGATTATTATCTATTACATAATATAGATTATATAAATAATTATTATCTACTATCATTGAGTCTTCGTCTATAACCTCTATTATATAATCTGAATCTTTCTTAAAGCCTATATGTACTAATTGAGCATTATTAAAATTATCAAATGTAACTTTGACTCCATCGTATGTTACTGTTCTATATTTATCTTGATTTATATACAAATCATTGAACTTTATTTTTAAGATTTCTAATATTGCTAAAGTATTATTTAATTTTAAATCCACTATAGACTGAATCATATCATAATGAATATTTTTTATAGAAGTATCTTTATTTAATACAGAAGAATGTACATCTGCTATAGAATTAGTTTTACCTAAATTAAATTCAACTTTAGATACAATCTTTTGTATTGCATCTTCTAATTGAGATGAATTAAAATCAATTACTTCTTCATTTTTTGATACAAATGCTATTTCTGAAACTATATTAAAGTTTTGGTCTTCTATCCATATAGCATATGTGTCTTTATGATTAATAGCTGTTAAATACTTATTAGCAAACACAATTTCATCTTTGTCTGTTATCTTTATTTTTCTAAAAGGCGTCTTATCTAAACTTTGCTCTAGATTAGATATAACTAGATAATATTCATTATCTTTCTTTCCTATTAAATCACTATTATTAACATCTACTGTTATATTTAATTCTTCATCTAAAATAACATTAGGAGCTTGTAGTAATTTAACATCTATATTTTTATTATTCTTTACAGCTAAACATTTTAAAGCTATATTTGAATATTTTTTAGATGGGTCCATATATTCTGTTAAATCTATATTATTAAGAATATTAGCGTCTCCATATAAAGTATCTATTCTAGACTTATCATTATCGCTGAAAGAATAAAATAAATATTTAGGTGATTTAGCAAAGTCATTAGTAATAGCTACGACATTATAACTTCTATTAGACTTTCCTGTATAAGTCATTTCATTTGGATACTGTTCTGAATACTCATAATACTCTTTCTTATTTTTAAGTAAGAATATATTAGCTTTAGTAATACCAGTATCAAATTTAAATGAATTACCATATATATTACTAAGATTCTTTTGTGGCATTGATTCTATCTTATGACTATTAATAGCTGTAGTAAATTCATTTTTATATTTAACAGCCATATACATTAACTCTTTAGCTTTTATATCTTGATTACGTTCTAATGAATATATTAAATCATCTGATTCTTTTATTTCATCAAGTATACTCTCATAAGCATCTAAATCTGTGAACAATAAAGAGTTATTAAATCTTACATAGCTTTTAAAACCAGATACAAAACTTTCTTCTGGTGCTAATGTTTTTGTAGCAATAGTTTTAGATGTAGCATTATTGTCTCTAGTATAAACTATGTAACTTGTGTTATTAATCAAGTTTCTAAAAGTGCAATTTCTATTTGTTAGTTCTAATTCTATAGTAGAACCATCTAAAGAGTTTATACAAACACCTATTGTATGTGTAGGATTATTACAAGTTATTTTTATTGTAGAATCAGTTATGTTATCAATATTAGGTGAATCATCATAATTTGAATTATGTTCTCCTAAATTATCTACAGAGAATGTAACAGTATTAGATAAAGTTTGTCCTTTGTCTTCATACCAAGCAGAATATAAACCTGCATCCAAATAAGAAGTGTATAGAGCTTTACCATCTACATGTAATTCTGAATATATTTTATTTTGAATTTGATGATATATATAAATCACACCAGAAGATTGATTAGGTGATAAAGTAAATTTAACTATACCTTCTTGACCTTCATAAATAGGTTGGTCTATTTCTGCTGTTAATAGCACTCTTTTAAGGCTTTCATTCTCATTAATACATCCTTGTGTCCATATATCTTCTCCAGTATAAGCTACTGGAATATCATCTAAATTAAATACAGAAGCAATTTGAGCCTCATTTTGTCTACTAGATGAAGAACCACCTCCATTGTATTTCTTTAATGGTTCCATAGCAGTAGCTACGAATTGATATGTATTTTCTGTATATAAATCATTAATAGACATTACTTGTCCTTCGTTTATAATTCTTAATCCGTATATAGCCATTCTAGAAGTTCTACCATATTCATTAGCGAATGTAATAGTTATATCCATAGCAGGTAGTTCATCTGGTAAAAAGAATGTTTTACCTGTAGCGGCTTCTAAATCATTAAACATTTCTGTTGCAAAGTGTTTATCAAAAACAGCAAATACTAAAGACCCAGCTATAGTACGTTGCCCCATAGTGTAATCTAAAGCATTCATGCTTCCTATAACTCTTACAGGTTTTTTATCTTGATGAGTAGAAACAGATAAAGTTTGTAAAGAGCCAAGTGTATATATCTTTTCTTCTAATTTTTTAGTTGAGTTATTAAGTGTAGATAATCTAGCAGTAACTACGATATCGCAACCTGAATAACTATCATAACCTTTAATTTCAAAATTAGCCATATTATCCTCCTTTGTATAAGTTAATAGTTATAATATATGAGCAATAAAAAAGAGAGAGATTGCTCTCCCTCTATTATTACTACCAAGTAGTACTTATAAATCCTCTATTTGTTTCGTCTATTGGTTTCATTGTTTCAACTGAACGACATACGAATGTATAAGCTCTTTCTGAAGTTGGAGCATCTATAGAGTATCCAGTACCTTCATTTAATAGCTCAACTCCGTATAAAACAGTAGAAGCCATGTTACCATATTCATTAGCGAAAGTTATTGTTATATCGAATGGTAATATTTCATCAGCATATCTTGGCTTATACTTATTAACTAAATCAGATGGAGTTTTACCAGTAGTTCCGTTAGAAGAAGAACTTCCTGAAGCTAAAGAACTCATATGAGCATCCCATTCTTCTATAGAAGTAAATTGCATAGCTCCTGAATCACCATTTGTTCTGCTGTATTCATTTGCTTGATATTTTTGTATTTGTGGTCCATCAGATAATTCTTCTAATAAAGCATCTCTGTTGAAAGTAACGAATACTAAGTTACCAGCTATACCTCTTTTACCTCTTGAGAATGAACGAGGCTCAGCAGACCCCATTGTATAAACAGGTACTTTTTCTCTTGTTATAGAATAAGTTATAGCTTGTAATTCTCCTATAACTTTACCATTGAAAGTTGCAACGATATCACTACCACCAAAAGTAGTATACGTTTTAGTATATTGTTCACTTGACATGTTGTTAGCCATAAGAACATTCCTCCTTTAATTTATTAGGTTAATATAGGGAGAGGTGTTAAACCTCTCACACTATTACTTAGATTCTTGAACAGAAACTGTATTTCTAACTTCTCTGATTTCGTTAGTTGGTACTATAACGTATTGTATCTTAATGATACCTAATCTAGAAGAAGCTTGGTCAGTTACTATTTTAAATTCATAGTAGCTTATTAAGTTTTCTTTTAATTTATTTAATACTGAAGTTATAGCAGTATTTAAAGAGTTTATTGTAGCTAAGTTATCTTGTAAACCTATAAATGGTTCTATAACTTCTCTTAAACTTCTATCTACTACGTTTATAACTTTAGTAGTTGAAAGTCTTCTATAAGCAGAATCAACTGGAGCCATTGTTATACCATCTGTTATAACTAATCCTTGAGTAGTTCTCTTACAAGTTACAACGCCTTTACCAGTTAATTTAGATAATTGGTAGTTAGATAACTCGAAAGCTAAGTTTGGTATATTTATTGGTTGGTTAGTTGAACTTCTATCAGCTGCTAATGTAGAAACCATACCAGCGTATCCAGCAGCACCATTTGATACATAGTTGTATCCATTACCTGTTGTTACTGTATATTGCATGAATGGTACAGATATACATCTTCCTATTGGATGTGGCACGTTATTATTATTTAACATGTTATTTCCGTTAGGTCTCTTAGCATATAAGTCTAAGTCTAAAGCTAATATTTCATTAACTCTATCTGCAACTGTTGCTAAGTTTACACCGTTTAACTTAGAGCATCCTATTATACCGTGAGTTGGGTAAGTCTTTAAAGATGTATAAGTACAGTGTTGAGCTAAGTGTCTAGCAAAGTTGTCAGAAGTAGTATAAGGTATATACATTGTAGTATCGTAGAATGTATCTCCTTTATCTAATCCTTCTCCAGTTAATTTAGCAGCAACTTCTACGTCTGGAGTGAAAGCAACAGCAGTGAATAATTCACTAAATACTGAATCTTCATTTAACTTTTCTACTAACTCATCATAGTTCATCCATTGAGCTTCTGTAGAGAATATTTTTATAGTAGCTTTATTAGCTAATATTTCAACGAAGCATATTGTATAATCTTCTTCTAATTCTCTGTTAGCTATTTGTCCAAGAACTGCAACTGGTTCTAATTCATTGTCAGCTAAAACTTTATATACGTTAGCAATTTCTCCACAAGTACCTATTACATAAGAATCTTCTTGTACAGATTTGATTTTGAACTTAGCTGACTCTTTTTCGTATTCAACAGCGTATAATTTATCTTCAACTTCTACTATGAAGTTTCCTGATTGAGGAGCTTCTACTAGTACACCATTTTGCATAGTCTTTAAGTTAAAAGTAACATCAGCCATAGCTCTATCTACTAATAATACGTCAACTAAAGTTTCTTCTATTACCATAACCATAGTACCTTCAGCGAATTTAACATTGTTAGCTTCATCTTTAGTTACTGTAGTTATTCTTTCATACTTAACATCTGTAGCTAATTTAGATAATACTTTTGCTTGGTCTAAACCTTCTTCAACAGATATAACTTCTACATTATATTTAATAGCATCAGAGAAATCTCTTTCATCTATTTTAGCTGTTAACTCTATAACGTTAGTTCCGTTATCTTTTAAGTTTATAACTCCTGCTTTTCTCTTTTTGAAAGCATCTTTTCTAGGAAGCTTACCAGAAACTTTTGTCTCAGCATTAGCATTAGACATTACTGTGTAGTTTGTAGAGTGGTTTTCTAACATAGAGTATATTCCATCTGGTATAGATATAACTCTGTTTTCATCATTAGAATCTGGTACAGTAACTTTGTATCCTTTATTATGTCCATCATTGTTTTTAACTTCTATTATTTTAGCAGTTTGAGCGAAACCTGAACCTAGTCTTTGATATAAATCAAATTCATCTAATTCAGCTTCTTCGTAATCTACTTTATCTTTTTCAGCTATTTTATCTATAACTCCAACAGCTTTTAACCACTCACCAGCAGCATCTGTAGTAACAGCTCCTAATAAAGTATTTAAATCTCCGTTAGATTTAGCATATATAGGATAAGAAGCAGATACATCAGTATTTATTACAAGCTCTTTCCATATAGCTTCTTGATAGTTACCATGAGGTTTAGCTACACTTGATAAAATATATCCTACTTCAGTTTTAACAGTAACTTCAGCAGCAGCTTTATCTCTACCTATAGTGTATAAACCTGGGAACATAACTCCAACAGATAATGATTGAGCTTCTTTAGAAGAAGTAGTAACATCAGCACCATCTTCATTAACTATAGCTAATCTTAATACATTGTTGTTTTCAGCTCCATTAACTATGTTTACAACATCTACTAATCTTGAATCTTTAGTTATTCCATAACCAGATAATTTAACTTCAGTAACTAACATTTGATTTTGGTTTAATACTAAACCTTGCATCTTTTCTTTCATGTTACTTCTATCAGCTGGTTTATATATTTTTATACTACCAACTTCTCCATTTTCAGCTTGAGTAGTAGTGAAGTTCATATAAACTTCTTTATTGTCGTTAGATGGGAATATACCACTAACTCTTAATTTTAATTTTGTTTCTGTAGCAAAAGAGTAATCTTTATATATTTCTTTACCTGAAACTCTTATACCGTATATAGTTCTACATCCTCTTTCCCAAGCATCGTAAACTTCTGCAACTAGAGAAGCTTCTCTTCTTGTAGTAGGGTCAAATGAATCACCGAATATGTATTTTGCATGTTCAGGAGAGAATATAGGTGTTACTCTTCCTACTGGTCCATTAAATGCAGTACCTATTATTGTAACTGATTCTGTAGTTCCAAATGAACTAGTATCATAATCTTGTGCGTAATCTGGTATTATTTCAGTTATAACACCAGGAAGGATTAAATCATTATCGAATATTCCTGTGCTTGCCATTATAGCATTCCTCCTCAATTGGGTTATTTTTTAGTTGTTTTATCTTCAATTATGTCTCCGTATAACAATGAATCGGAGATTCTTCTATTGAATATTACCATTAATTTCTCTATCTCTACATAATAACGTAGATTTCTTATAGATAGAACATCACGGAAGTTATTATAATCAGTATCTGTTATTTGTTCTTTAAAGTAAACTTGTCTAACTCCTTGTTCCATAAAGTAACCAGCATAAGATAGCATTAGCTCTTCAAATGTTTCCATTACTTTATTTGCGACCTTATTTTCACTTGCAAAGACATTAAATTGTACAATACAATCAAAACCGATACCTCTAATAGTACCTAATCTTTGTTCATTATGTTCATCATGTTCTATAATTTCTTCCCTAACTATTGGCTTATATTCATTATTTGGTTTTCTAGAAATGACTCTATAAGATATATAAGGATGGTTAAATGAAATTTCAGGGTCTATTAATTTAATTTCTTCTTCATCTGTTATAAATTTTACATTCATATCAGACATAGCATAGTCAACTATTATTGCTAACATATCTAAGAACTCATATAAACTGGCACCCTTTTTTGCTCTTTGCATATTTACTGCTGTTCCACCACATGGTTCTTCGCAGTTATCTTTTTTATTGCTTTTCTTAGCTATTAAATTCTCAGCAAACTTTTCACTTTCATTTAATAGCAATTCTAAATTATTCATATTACACCCCCATTATTACACTAATAGATTCTAATGTTCCATATGGTACAAAACTATAATCTATTATTATATATCCAGATGTAGCGTCTGTCTTTTTAAAACCAACTCTATTTATAGTATATTCCTTAAAGAGCTTCCCTTTCATAGAATTTAAAGCTTTTACTACTTCTGATTCTATTTGTATAGCTATATATTGATTATATAGTCTACCTTTATACTTTTCTAAATCTATTGATTTAATAGCTCTTTTAATGACATCATCTATTAATGCATTAGCATATATATCATTACTTGTTCTAAAATTCATAGGATTTTCTAATGTTGTATTACCTGCATAATAATTAGTTTTAAAATACATAGCTCTTAAACCTTGTATATCATTATAATCTAAATCAAATACAACTGATACTCCTGATAATGGAGACAAGTATTTAGCATAATCTCTTATTACATATAAAGCTCCTAATACTACATTAGAATAAGGAATATTATTTAAGTTATTGTAAACAAAGTTTAAATTATTCCCATTCTGTTCTAAGAAAACAGATTTTTCATGTTCAAATTCTTCTTTGAATTCTGTTTCTATTTTAGTCATAGTACTTATATATTGGTCAAAATCTTTATATAGACTAGCATGTCTTTCTGTCATTATAGTTGTAGTTAAGCTATTAACCAATGCAAATTGCTCTAAAAAGTATTCAGCGTAATATTGTTCTTTATTTGTTATAGGGTTATAAAATTTATCACTAAGATAAATATCTATAGGTATAAAGTAATCAAAGTCATAATGTATTATCTTATCAGATAATCTTATATAATCAGAACGACTGTAACAGTTACTAAGATATACATTATTAACACCAAGGTCTATTAATAATTCATATGCTTTATATAATTCACTTTGTCCAAAAGTATTTAATGCTTCTTCCTTATTAGCAGGAAGTATTATCTCTCTAGCTTTATAGTTAGATAATGCTGGTCCTGCTATAAGAATTTTTTTGCCTGAATTTATATTAGTTATTTCACTAGATATATAACTACTGTTTACGCTTATGTTCATTTAATAGCCTTTTGAAATTTTTCATAATTTCGTATTTATTGAACTTAACTGTTGGACATACACATCTTGTGAATTTAAATTCTCCATTTAAACCTCTATGGAATTGAGTAGCATATACTGAATACATTGTTTCATTGTCTATAATTAAGTCTTGCTTATCTATAAACAACTTAGTCTTAATGTAAAATATCTTAGGAGTAACTGTAGGGAATTCTGCTCTTAATGCTTCGAATTCTTTAGACTCTCTTGATGCACCTTTTACTTTATATATTTTAATTTTATTTCCTAACCCTAAACATAAAGGACAACTTTGTTGAGCTTGTTTAGAAGTTTTATCTACGCATTTACATTGCATATTAGGTACTTGCTTAATGACATAGAAACTATAGTCCCAGTTATCTATGACTTCTTGAGCGAAGCTTTCATTAAATGCCATTACCATCTACCTCCTCTACCTATATATTGAGGATGACCTGCGGCAAATCCACTAGCATAACTTCTATTATATCCTTGCATACCATTAAGTCCATGATAAGGAGCAGCAACATTAGGATTAATAGGCATAGCATATTTACCTCTAAGTCCCCAAACAGGGTCTGTAATTGTATATATCTGTTCTATTATATCTTCGTATGCTCTTTTAAGTCTATCTAATAAGTCTTTAATAGCTGATAAATTATAACTAAATTCTTTAGCTAAATCAGATAGAACTTCTTTAACTTTATCTGGTTTAGTAGCCATAGTTATATATAAACTACTTAAACATTCATAAGCAGCTTTTAATACAACAAACTCCCATATTACCCAGTGTTCATTTCTCATACTTTCTACAGAACCTCTTAGTTCCATTAAGTCTTCTTTACTGAAAGTTATATTTTGTTTACTATAAGCTTTAGCCACAATAACTTCAGCTAGTCTAGAAGCCTCTCTTATATGATATAAAATAATTTCATCTGTTATATCTATATCACCAAGTTTAGCTCTTATATCTTTTATGTCTGCATAAGCAAGACTAGGAGCAGATATATATTTAATCTTTTGAGCTTCCATACAATCTCCATCTACAGAATAGATTTTAGGAAGCTTAAATTCATATATACTATCTGATTGAAAGTCTTGTAAATAGAAAGGCTTAATTATTAAAACATTAGGCTCTATTTCATCTATAGTAAGACTACAACTAATACGCTCATGTCTCATTATAAATCCCTCCTATAAGCTATTATATTCTCAGGTAGTTTTTCTGGGTCTATATCTTTATTGAATTCAATAAAGAATTCAGGATAAGTAACTCCATTATTAGAACGAGAAACCATTTCTAATATTTCATCTGGTTCTAAAAAGAACTCAACAGGAGCCATTATATCATCTAAGTATTCTCTTTTAGCTTCACTTAGAATATCATCACATTCGCTAACATCTGGTACAACTGTAAAAGTAATTATATCAGACCAATCACCATTCATCCCATTTTGTATAACTCTAGCTCTTAAATAATACTGACCATTATCTAATAATATATAGCCATTAGTATATTTAGATTTATAATCTTTTACTATATCAAAAAAAGCTATATCAGAAGCGAATTCGAAATGATACGTAACATCCGATTCATCTTCCAATACAGCTTCTTTAGATAATCCTGTTTCCTCTTCACTCTCTGGCAGCTCTGGAGTTGAAGGATTTGGTTCTGGCATTGGGTGAATTGATGTAGAACCATCAGGATTAACTTGTTTTATTGAAAAGTAAACTAAATTATGTTGTTGTTTAACAGCTTCGTTATTGTTTGGGCTTTCGATTGTAACTTTCAGCTTAGTATCAGCTGAGAAAACTATATCTTTACTTATAGGGTGAATTAAGTCTCGATTTAATTTATCTTTTATCTTATCAATTTTAACTACATAATAGCTATCTAATTCTGGCCAGTCTTTTAGATTGACTATTATTTTGTCATCATCAACAGATAATTTATACAATACAGTAGTGCCAGATGATGCAGATATAACTTGAACATTTTTTCTATTAACAGTATCAGGGTCTACTTTAAAAGTTGTTTTAATAGTTATCAACTTATTAGTATAGTCTGGTGTTATAGATGTAATGTTGAAGATACTTTGCATTATCTATCACCTCTTTTAATTATTCAGCATCTTTTTCTTTTTTAGTAGCTTTCTTTTTAGTAGTCTTTTTAGCTTTTGGCTTTTCTTCAACTACTTCTTCTTTAGCTACTTCTTCTGTTACCTCTATGACTTCTTGAATTTCTTCATGGATAACATCATTAGTAACTACTTCCTCAGTTTTTACTTCAACTTGAGGAGCGACCTCTCTTACTTCTTTAACAGCTTGTGCTTCTCTAGTAGCTTTTTTATCTTCTAAAGAACCTTCTATTATATGTACAAGACCATGGCTTATACTTCTTTTTATGTTAGTTGTATTAGAACCTTCATAAACAAAGGCCTCTGGTCTAGTTATTGTTAAATGTATATTAGTAAGAGGGTCATACCAACCTGGATTTCCAGCATTGATTCTTATCTTTGCTATTGGTGCTCTCATTTGGTACAACCTCCTTTAGTTTTTATTAATTATTTACAGGATTTATGTTTATAACTGGAGCAGCTGGATAAGATGTAGCAACAGCTATATTCTTAGCAACTGTTATACCTCTACCGTTATTTAATATACCTATTCCGTATCTTTCCTTAGCTTTTAAGTTTCTGATATCTTTTTCTGGGTCTGTCCAGTTTTCTGTAGATAATCCTTCTCTTTGAGCTACTATACCAACTTCTGATTTATCAACTACATACATATCGAATTTCTTAGTTAATTTATCAAACTTAACCCATGGAGAGAAGTTTATAGCCATTGGTACTGGTAATCTGTTTTGTACTTGGTCTGGAGTCATTATTAACTTTTGTCCATTACCGTTATTAGCCATACCAAATGCAGCTGGAGTACCTTGTATTCCACCATTTGGATGTACATTGTTTCCACCTAAAGCACCGAATGTTAATCCGTTACCTATCATTGAGTTTCTAGCGAATACTACCCAAGTAAGTGGATGCATTATTACGTCTGTTGGGTTATATCCGTTACCCATTAATGCTAATGTTAAATCTAAGAAGTCTTCTACTGATAATGTATCATTGTAGTTACCGTCTTTTCCTAAACCTGTAGTTCCAGCAGCTTCTTGATATTGTCTCTTAGCGTTATCGAATACTACGTGTCCATGATTAGAGAATGCATTGAATATCATTTCTTCTTTGTATCTAGCCATTGCTCTACCCATTTTTCTAACGTTTATTCCTAATATGTCCCAAGATGAGTCTGCTATAGCTTCTTCTGTTATAGATACCTTAACACCTATCTTCTTAACTCTTATTTCTAGAGTTGCGTTTTC